CATAATTTTAGCTTGTTCCTTGCCCAAATGCGCCCCAGCGTGGCGGTCGGTCGTAAATGAGCAATCCATGCCGTGGATGTTGAACCGCCGGTAGCCAAGCGCCGCCATGACGTTCATCGCCCGCTGCCCGACCGAACTGCCGCCGCCAATCATGCTGTTTGCGCCCTCGGGGTGATTTTGCATCACCCATGCCACGGTTTCTAGGTCATCGCCGTTGATCAGATGCCACAACCGCACTTGGCGGCCCTTCAGCACTTCCCAATATTTCGGATGGCAGACGGTTGCCATCAGGTAGATGGTTTTGGCCTGCGGGTTTTGTAGCATCCGCGCCTTGTGTTCCCTTGGGTCGCAATCCACATGGAAATCCGGCACGATTCCGCGCCTGACAAGATAGTCATGTGCGCCTGACACCGTGACAATGGGTCGCTTTATCAGCTTCCAAGTGTCGGCAAGGCTTGGGCCATAGCAGACAATGGATGCCCATTTGTCGTTAAATTTGGGCCTTTTTTTGAGCATTTGCCCATGTGCCTGCGACATTTGGGCATGGCGCTCATTGTTGCTTAGGACACCTTGTAGCATTCAACCCTCATATCTCGGAATGGAAAGTGATAGCGCGGGTCAAAGAATTCGATGCGTTCCATGCCTACCGATTGCAGCATTTGGCGCAACGGGGATTCAAACCAACCCCACCGGTGGCACATGGCAGAGTCTTTGTATTTAGGGTCGCCCCACAGCGCATAGGTGGTCATGAACGGCTGCAATGACTGCTTATGCACCACGCAATTGTGGATGTAGGCAAACACCTTGTCCATGCACGGCAATTCAAGAATCATCTTGCCGCCTGGCTTGAGGACGCGCATCCACTCAGACAGCAAGGCGTGTACTTCCCATTCGTAGAAATGCTCCAGCACATGAATGGCGGCGACCGCATCGGCTGAGTTGCTGGCAAGTTCCAGCTTCCGCAAGTCGCATTTGATGTCCGATGTTTCGGAATAAAGGTCTACGTTGACCCAACCGTTCCAATGCTTTTTTCCGCATCCGAGGTTGTAGGCCGTTTCGTAATCGTCTTCCATGCATCGATCACTGTTTGCGGCCCATATTTTTCCATCACGAATTGTTGCGCCGCCAAGATATTGTTCGACAAGTTCCGCTTTATTGTCCATTCGATGCCCTCTTTGATGTTGCCAATCCAAATGCCAGGAAAGCCCTCCAATGCTGGATGCGGCTCTGCGACTACAAAACAACCCTGACGGGTTGCCTCAATTGCCCGATTTGGGCTTTTGTAGGTATCGGTGGCGGGTATCACCACAATGTCAGCGCGGGCAAATTCTTCCAACATGGTTTCATGCGACCAAGGGATTGCCCCGCCAAAGTTAGACACCACCCGCAGCGGGTAATGCTCAATTTCCGGCAGGATGCGCCGTAGGCTTTCTTTGTTAACGGCGTGTCCATACCACAGCAAATTAACGCCGTTGCAGTGCGGCGGCATCTCATCGTACTCAAACGGGTCAGGAATGACCACGGCATCTTTGCCCAATGCCTTGATGCGCTTTGCCATTTCTTGGGTCGGGCAAGTCACCACATCGGCAATCCGCAGCGCCTCGGTATAGTGCATCCAATCAAAATGGTCATCGCAAAAGTCCACAATGACCCGTGCACCACGCGCCTTTGCTTGCGCCATGTCCATCAATTCTTTTGCTTGCGGCTTGGCAAACACCAATGTGCCCGCCGTGAAGTCATTGAGGGTTGCCCAATCTCCTGCCGGTATCTTGGCCCTGTAGCGCCAGCTTGCCGACCAATGATCACCAAAGTGAATGAACGAAACCCGATCATTTTGCTGCGCTTGGGTGTTGATGAGGTCGCCCAATGTCATCATGTTTTCTTCCCTTTTGCGGATGATGGCTTGAATCAGGCCATGCCCGTGACCATTGAATACCGCATCCGGTAGGTAATCGTAATAGGTTTGGAAATGCTCGGCTTGCAGCGCCATTGCCGTGTTGCAGTGAAACGTCTCGCCATCAGGGTCAATCCTTACCTCAATCAGCTTATCGCCGTCCTTGAGTCCATCGCCGTTAACCCGCAGCTTGTCGCCGGTGTTGCAAGAATCAAACCCAAACAGTTCAAATTGGCGGTATCCAAGGACGTAGAACAGCGAAATGGCGCGTAGGCCGGAGGTAGTGCCACCGCCAATCAGCATGACGTTTGTGGGGCGATTTTGGCCCTTGGTGATGTATGGATGCCAAATGGTGACATCGCAGCCTTCAAGGTTGTCAAACATCGCCGGATGGCATTGTGATGCAATCATGTAGCGCACAGCCTTGTGGGGCTTGTAGAACGCGATCCGATGCTCTTGTGGGTCGATTGCTAATGCGTAATCAGGAAACACGCCGTTGTCAATTAGCCAATCGTGTGCGCCCTTAATGGCAACAACCGGCGCACCGGTTGCTTGCATTTTCTTGATGAGTTCTAGTTGCCCTGTGACACTTGGGGCGCTTGCCACCAACAAGATCGGGCCAGCGTGTGCGTGTTGATTGTGAACAACCTGTGGATAACCTCGCGCTATCGCAGCATCCATGTGCGCGAACAGCGTGTTGTCATCCGCAACACATTGACCAGTGACTTTGAGGGGTAGAAAACTCATTAAGAAAACCCCGCTTCTTTAGCGGGGAATCCGGTTTTAGCCTGCTCCGACCATGATCAAGCCAGCATTGTTGACCATGCAGAATGGTGCAGATGCTGACGTTGCCGAGGTGTTAGCCACAATACCTTGGATGAAACCGGCAGACACGGTAGTGTCGTCCAGCGATCCAGCGGTAGCTGTGGTGTACAAAGGCACTTTAGGCTGGCAAGCAACCAGCAAGTTCACCTTGAGCAAACCGTTTAGACCAACCCAGCCGTAGTAGCTGGAGGCAATTGCGGTTTGTGCAAAGCCAACCATGTTAAAACCCAGCGCAGCGGCATTGGTGGTGGTCACGGGCACAGCACGCATAACGGGAGTGGTACTCGCCGAGTCTGCATAACTGGACATGATCACAGCATCAAATGCGTTGATGGTGGATTCGGCGCGGACAAAAATATACACGCCGTTGTTGGAAGTGCCGACCCGAGTGCCAGGGGTAACGGGGAACAGGGTAGTGGAACCGGCAGACGTGGACGCATAAGTTGCGGTTAGGTCAATACCAATTTTTCCATCGGTGACGTAATCAGGCATGATTTTCTCCTTATTCAGTCATTACGCCTTGGAACTGGAGTCCCGAGGCAGTCATATTGCCAGCCCATCCAATCAGGCGCACGATGGCATCCTGGTTGGTACTCATGCGCTCATCGCCAATTGGGACGAAGTTGCGATTGGTGTGTGGTCGGAAGAAAATGTACTTGCTATTCAAGAAATAGCCAGTTGAGGTGGGGATATTGCCACCAATACCACCGTCCAACACCACATCAGCGTTCATGTACTTCGATGCAACAAAGCCGAGTTCAGCCATCTTGCTAGAGCCAGGGAAACGCTGGATGTTTTGCAGGGAAGACATGAAGAATCCCCACAGGTTGTTGTCCAACAGAATCAAGTCAACCACATCGCTACCACGCGAGGTCTTTGCATACAGGCGGTTGAAACCGGTCTGAATGTTAGACGACGATGCAGATGCGCCAAGGTCGGTTGAGAAGTCAAACGTCTGATTGCGCCAAAAAGACCATGTGCTGCGATCAATACCGCCGACCACGCCGGTTGCCGGATTAGCGACCACCATAGCTTGCAGACCAGTGATCTGCTTGCCGTTGTTGGCTGTGCCGTCCGAATAGATACCGGTCGAGATCAAGTTCTCAATCGATGCCTCGGCAACGTCCAAACGTGCGTCAAACAAATCGATGATTTGTTCTTCGCCGCTGTTTTGGAGCATTTCCAAGCCATTGATGGTCACTGCAACAGCGGCCTGCTTGATGGGGAACTGAGCCGCGCTGATAACGTCCGCAGGGCTGATGTCCAAGACTTCAGCGCCTGAGTAGTACATTGCGGTACTGTTGGCTTGGAAAGACAATTCTTGCAGAATCGTGCTACCGCCGGTGAACGGCTTGTACCGTCCTTTTTCACGCAGACGGGTCAGCAAAGCATTGTTTTTGGTCACGTTGTCGGCGACTGTGCCGGAACGCGATTCAATGGTCGTTGCCAAAACGTCTGAGTAGTTTGCATTTGCGTATGCCATGACTAACTCCTAGTTAACCGAAAGACCGTAGCGCATTGGCTATCACGGCCCGCCGGTCGGTTTGATTAATTACGGGGTTTGCGCTGCCACCAGGTGCGCCGCGCACACTTACCGCCGCTGTTCTTGCTCTCTGCACTTGGGCTTGCGCTTGCGACTGTTGTTGCTGTTGAGCATACAAACTTTGCGCGATTTGCGGATCAAGCCTAATTGCCGTGTCATATGCCAATTGCAATTTCTCGCGTTCAGACATCTGACTTGTGTCACCCAAAACCTGTGGCGCTTGGAGAAGCTGCAACATCCGGTCGGAGACTGCCTCAAAGTGCATATTTGCGGGGTCGCTCGCAAACTGCTGGATAACAGAGAGTGCCCTGTTTTCGTTCGATTTCTGCGCTTGGTACTGCTGCTGCGTTATGTGTTGCGTCAGTTGCTGTACTTGTTGCGCGAGATCATTGTAATGCGAATCCTGCTGAACCGGTGCAGTCCCGCCCAAATGGGCAGAAACTTGGTCAATCGGAATCTGAAATTGCTGAATCATGTGGGCCACGGCCTGGCTCTTTTGCGCCGGTGTGCCCGTCCGCAGCAGGGCCGCAGTCTGCAAAAGGGGAGCAATAGCCTGCGCCGGTGTGGTGTTTTCGTTCCGCAGAATCCACTCATAAGGCGCAAATTGTTCTGTGATGGCCCGTGCCTCGGCATCCCGTGTTTTGTACTGGCTAATGCCCTTTTCATAGTCAGCATCGCGCTGGGCAAAGGCTTGTTGGAGTTCCTGCGGGGCTTTTTCCCAATGGTCTTTTAGTTCCAGCCGCAAAGATTTAGGCATATCCACCCGAGGTTTTTCGGGCGTGTTGGGCGCTTGGGATTCGCCGGTTGGGAATTTGGGCGCAAACTTGCCCTTTTCACGGGGTTGGCTTGGGCTTTTGCTTTGGTTTGCAGGATCAGATGATGTTTTTGCCAATGCTTCGCGGATCGTGTCAGCACGGCTTGGCGGCTCGGGCGTGGATGCCGCAGGCGCTTCGGGCGTTGAAACTAATTCGGTCGTGTCGGGTGCGACAACTTCGTTTTCCATCATTTCATCCTTTTCATTTGGTCGAGGGTCATTTTGATCATTTCCTTGCGCTCGGGCGGCGGTCGGTTGTGTAGCCGATTCGCCATCTCCACGTTCAAATTGCTGCGCTGCACCGGCGCAATGGGTGCGCCTGGGCGGTCAAATTCTTGCACCCGTGCCACTTGTCCACGCAAACGGGCGGTATGTGCTTCTTTTTTCTTTTGCCATTCAGCTTGGGCGTATTTGACATCCGAATGGCCCATCTCAATGGTGTCGGTTGCCTTCAAGTGTTCGCGCCATTGTGCGCGGCCCATAATCATTTGACCATCAGGCGACCGAAAAGGCTCTATGTCGCCAAATATCATCATGCGGTCGGCAAGCGACCCTTTGCTTTTCTCATACGGCTCAGAGCCGTCAGACGGGAAAACCCATGTTTCTTTCATAGCATTTCCAGTAGTTGTGCGATTTCTTCGTCATCACGCCGCAATCTTATCCGAAATTCAAGCTGTCTTACTTTTTCCATCATGGCGGCATAGTCAATCGGGTCACGGGCGGCAATCTCTATGGCTTGAGTCGGTGCGCTGGTTATTTCTTCGCGCTCGGCTGGCGGCAAGCCAAACAAGGCTTCGCGTAGCTTTAGCTTGCGCTGTCCTTCAGCCCGCCGGTCAGCGTCCCATTGTTCGCCGCGCTTTTTCTCATCAAATCCAAAGTGCCCGCCTAATAGAATTTCTACCGGCGGCGGTGGTGGTGGCTCACCATCGTAAACGGCGTTAAACGGGAGTGCGGCAAAGGCTGAAAAGCCAAACATCAATCACCCCACTTAGCTGCTAGTCCATCCGCATAGGTTTTATTGACAATATCTGTGCCGCCTGACGGCGCGGTGGAAACTGTGCCGGTAGTAGCGGCGATGTTCAAAAACGTGCCATTGCGGGCTGTAGTTGCGCCGATGGTCATGTTGTCCATTGTTCCCACATTGGTCGGCGCAAGCTCAATTGAACCCGTGCCGCTTGGCTTCATGTGCACATGGCCTGTTCCGGTCGGGCTGATGTCAATCTGCGCGTTTGACCCGTTCATATTGGTCGAAACATTTACAGATATGTTGTCGCCGCCGCCAGCACCCATGTTAATTTGGGTTGTGCCAACAGAGTTTTTTAGCGACAAACCGGCAGAATTGGTGGCTTGCACAGTTGGCGTTGTCAGCTTGGTCAAAACCGCATCAGTACCAACGGTAACCGCTTTTTCTGATGGCAGCGTGACAAACACATCTTTTGTTCCTGCGCCAAAAACAATTTTGCTGCCGGTGCTGGACGAAATCACCGTGTCGCGGGTCAATGTGCCTGCCGAATACGTCCCAATGCCTACTTCCCATTGGGCATCTAGCGTGATGGTGTAGTAGGTGGTATTACCATTGCCTACTGCTGCAAATGACTGAAAGCCGGTTACCGACCCGTCTAACGTGAGTGTGCCCGATCCCGTTGTCGTGGATGTCTGTCTGACCCGATCCGCGAGAACAAGGCTCATTAGGTAGATTCCACGCCAATCACCATTCCATCAGGCCCACGAACAATGCGTTTTGGCGCACTGATCGCCTGCATTACGCCGGTAATCTGCCCCAGCGTCTGACCATGCATATCAGCCAAACGGTTAATTGCTTCGCTCATGCCGTCACCCAAAGTAGCGTCAATCTCTTCGGATGCCGCCATTTGTGCGCTCATTGCGGCTTGATTAAGCCCAGCTTTTGCGCCAATTTGAGCCACCAAGATTTTAGTTGCTGCATCCAATTCTGCTTTCCATCGCTCATATTCTTCCTTGCCAGCCATTTCACGGGCTTTGATTTGCAATTCGTTATTTTGCTTAACCGTCTCAAAATCGGCCTTCATCTGCGCTAGTTGCATCTCGGCCTGCACCTTGGCTTGATGCATTTGCATTTCAAGCTGTGCCTTGCCTTGTTCGATTTGGGCCTGCGCCTGCATCTTCATTTGCTCAGTCTGCGCTTGCGCTTGCATCCGCATTTGTTCTGCCTGCTGGTCAGCTTGCATTTGCAGCATTTCGGGCGGCGGGCCAGGCTGTTGTTGCTGTGCCATTGCCGCTTTTTGTTCCAAGGCTTTCATGGCGCGTTCGACTGCGCTTTCCAGCCCGCGACCGGCGCGGAACCGGCGCACCAAGAACAGCAGCATCTCAGATGCCATTGGCAGGGTTTCCGGCGCTTGGCTGATCATGGGGATTGCCTCACGCAAGAACAGGCCAATGGCTTGGATGGCCTCTTGTGCGCCTTGTTTCTCTGCTTGTTCGTCAATCTGCGCCAAGCTGTCAGCCTCGACCGCAATGTGAAAGTCGCGGATGGTGCTGTTGGACAGCATCTGCACGGCGGCTTGCAGCAATTGCGGGTTTTGCCCATCGGGTGTGTCCATTACACCGGACATCTGCACAATCAACTCAGGCGGGTAAAACTTGCAGATGACTTGCGCTTTTAGTTTGAAAATGTCAGACGCAAACCGCGCCACATCGCCTTGGCTGCTACGCATCCGCAAGCTGCCAAAGTTTGCCTTAAGCTGCTGTGCGCCAAGGGTTTCTTGGGCTTTGGATGCGCCGCGCAGAATGTCCGAAATGCCCATGATTTCGTAGATGGCCTGCTTGACTTGCTCCCGTGCGGCGTACAGTTCCCGCAAGGTCACAATGATCTGCGAGGTGTCCATCATGTCGATAGCGCCCTTTAAGCCGCCCTTTTCCGACATTGCCGCCCATGAGGTCACGGGGAACAGCTTGTTGTCCACGCCTTCGGTGAACAACCGGCCCAATTCCTTAAATTCGGCATTGAACACACCGACCGCTTTGCAGGCCTTAGTCAGCAAGTAGATACGCTGGGTAAGGTTGTCCAGTTCCTGCGCTTGGTCTTCGTACTCAGCGTAATCCGGCACGGGGATCATTGTCCCTGTGGTGGTGGTCGCCATCAGCGGGCGCGGGCAAGGGAAGAATTCTTCCAATTCCAACGGATCGTCGCGTTCATCTAGCGCCTGTGGATAACCTTTGGCAATCCAGCAGACCTTGCCGGTGCGCTTGTTCCAAATCTCATACACCTTTGCTTTTTTGTCATAGGTGTTGCGGGCGGTCATAGGATTCTTAGCATCCATGTCCGTGTTGCTGCTGTCCAAGCCCACGTTCTTAAAGACATCGCCAAAACGCTCAATGCCTTCGTCTTTGGTCATGTAGACGGCACGGGAAACCCACCAAACTTCGTCCCATGTGCGGGCTGGGCTATGTAAGAAGTCTGTCCAATAGACGTAATCAATGGGGCTGTGCGCCGCATCAATGCGCTCGGTTGGCTCTTCTTGGGTGTTGTAAACCTGTGCTTCGCCTGGCTCTTCCATCATGCCAGCTTCACCCATTTCGGGTTGCTCATTGACAATCACCGGCTCATATCGAATCCACACCGTGCCACGCCCAGGCAGCAATCGGTCTTGAACCGCACCACGCATGGCATGGTCAAAGTCGCCAAATTGGGTTGTTTCATATTCCATGACCCGTTCCAGCATCGTGGATGCCAGCCGACCTACAGGGTCTTGATCCATGTAGCGGCGGGAGACTTCGGGCTTGGCCTGCCTGCCGTACAGCGCAGGAAACAGCACTTGGATGTTCGACCACAAGATGTTGTAACGAACCCTGGGCATCTCTACCGCATCGCGCTCATCTCGGAAACGCTTAACAATCTTATGCCCGCGCTTTTCCCACTTCTCAAAAACCTTTTGCGCGGCCTCTATTTGGTCGTGCCAATACGGGCCAGGGTCATTGCCCTCGTATGCACCCATTTCTTCGTAGGCCATCAGTTACCCGATGCAAAGTAGAATGTCACGTCCATTATCCCGCCCTCAGTAAAGTAAAGGCTTGACCCGATGTTTGCAGGAAACCGATGGAATCCAATGGCGGGCGTTATCGTACCGGAAACAACCGTGCCGCTTGCGCCGCCATCAGTTAACACCATAGTGCCTGCGGTGGTGCTGTTGACGTAAAAGCCAATCAGTTGGCATGGGCCGGTTGTGACCGCCCCTGTTGCCGTCATGTTTTTGTATGCACCTACTTCTGCGACTGGCTGGCTCATATTCGTTCTCCACGATGGTGTTGAGTGTCATATTCCCACAACTCATCCAAAGTGATGGTTTGCAGGGTCTTACCCTTGGGCGGCGTTTGATCTCTAGCCTCTTGCCTATAGGCGACTGCAAGCATTCTAAAGGCATCGGCAGGGTGTGAGCACCAATCATGGCGGGGATTTTGTCGAAATGCTTTCTTGTCCTCGTCGTATTCCCGCTGATATTGGCGCAATGCTTCCAGCCCATCCTCACAGCTTGGGTCGAAATAGCACTTTGGCAGCACCATCCTGACCGCTTGGATGCCGTCTTGGATGCCAATTTCAGGCACGATTGATAGCTTACTCATGCCGCCAAGGTGCGCCGCAAGCTGTTCCACGATGGATTTGCCGCCCGATGCCAGCGTCTTTGCCCGTGCGTCATGCGGTAGGTAATGCTTGGTGTACCGATAGCCCTTATCAATCACCACTTGGGCAATGTCCTCAATGCTTGCGCCGCTGACGGCGTAGTAGTCCATGACCCTAATCTCACCTCGGATCACTTGGTAGAACCAAATGGCGGTATCGTCCCGATAGCCTAAGTCCCATGCGGTATAGACCGGTGCATCAGGATCAAACGGCAATTCTCGGATGCGTCCTTCGTCCTGCGCCAAGCGCATCTCTTGCCCATAGAAAGCGCCCATAATTGCCGCATCAAAGCTGCATTCATATTCTTGGTCGTATTGGTCTTGGCTCAATTGCGCCCGTGCCGCTTCCAATTCGGAATCAGGCAGGATTTTGCTTACAGTCGCCGGTAGCCGCAGCAGAAACCAATCCGGCGTGTTTTGGCTGACCTTGTAGATGTCGTGGAATTGGTTTTTACCCTTGGGTGTACCGCCAAAGACCGCCCAACCCAGCCGGTCAGACAGCGTAGGCCGGATTACATTGCCCCACACGCTAGGCCGGAAGTCTCCATATTCGTCAAGATAGACCCCATTGAAGCCCATTCCACGCATGGCATCAGCATTGTCCCCGCCAAACAGCATAATCTTTGCGCCGTTGATTAGTTCCACCATCAGGTCAGATTCATTGCTTGAACTGGTGATTGGCGCGGCGTAATACTTGAGGTAGTCCCACGCCACACGCTTGGCCTGGCTGCGGAACGGGGCAATGTAAGCATATTGTGCGCTGCGGTTGCCCTCTGTGATTGCCCGCTTAATCACATCGTTGATTGCCGCCACGGTCTTACCGGCTCTTCGGTGAGCAACCAAACATGACCAGCGGGTCGTGCGGTTGTGGAACGGCATGAATGCGTCCCGAGGGCTGTACGGCAGGATTATTTCCCGTTTGCCCATGTCACTACCATTTCCACCGGCCCTTGGTCAGCGCCTGTGACCTCAGTCCTTGCCAGCTTGGGCACATGGTACTCAACCACCGATTGAAACAGTTCAAACGCCTTTGCCGGATTGGGCTTGATGTCATAGTCAGGATCGCCGTAGGCGACCTTATCGAGCCAATCGGTCAATCTATGGGCATTGTCATTGACGAACAGCGCAATCGCCTCACGCGCCTCTTGCGTTAGCTTGTTGGGCGTTCCTGCACTGCGACCACCATACTTTGGTCTAGTTTTATTTACTTTAGATTCAGCCATCATATAAAAACCATTCTTTATGACTTTTTAATCGTTTGAGTCTTTCATGTTGATTAACCCATTGAGCATTCGGCTCTTGGTGTTCATCCACGGTTTACTGTAATCACAATTTGCGTAATGGTCAAATTCGGGAATGCCTAGCGTGTAGTGGGCAATTTTTGTTCGCAAATGATCGTGTTCACCTACCAGCACGTTCCATTCCCTTGGCAATTCGCCAATGAGTGAGTCGGGCAGCCATTGGAATCGGTGCAGTTCCTCGCCTGTGGATTCCTCAATGAATTCGGGTGTCAGCACCTTGTTGCGGCTATGTTCACAGTTCCACAGCACCACGCTTGACCAGTTTTTCCTTGGATAGTCGCCATTACGGGCTTCCATCGGTGTGCCAATGTACTTCCTTGGGTGCTTGGTCTGATAGTCATGCTTAACCACCTGGACGGCATAGCGCGGGTCAAACAGGCTTTCTAGGTCTTCAATGTCTGCCAACATGAGCATATCTGAGCCATCCAAAAAGATAGCCTTGCCTTGGTATCCGCACAAAAATGGTACTAAAAACCGTTGGTAAGTGAATGCGTTTGTGCCGTCTCGCTGCTTGCCCGACAAGGGCGTGATGCTGACTAGCCCCTTGGTACGCTCTATGACCGATTGGCAGAATACATGGTAGCCCACGGCTTCCCGAGGGTCGTATCCTGCAAATATGCGAATCATTTCAGTGTCAGTTTGTAAATAGTAGAGTCCACCAACGCGGCGATTTCGTCCACGATGTTTTGCAATTGGCTGTCATCCGGCAGGGCCACGCGATTCTTCTCAATAAACGCCTTCATGCTTGCCATGTACTTCTGCGGGTCTTTGGCGTTATGGAAGTTCTCGGGGTAATCCTTGATTTTTTCATAACCGCCGTTGTATGCTTCGGCAAACTGGTCGGTCAATTCAATAATTTCGGTGTAGTACGCGCCCAATGCCATATGCACCGCAAAACTGTCGGTTGCCAAATGCATGAAATGGGTGACCGTGCCGCTGTGCAGCATGGTCGAAATGAAATCCGCAACATTCTTTTTCATGGCAATCCTTTAAGGTTGTTGGTGGCCTGTACCCATCTCAGGCTTGTCCTAGGACCGGTCGTTTGTGTCATTGAGAATTTCTCAGGAGATTGGACGTTCACTGCTCAACTTACGACATCAAAACGCAATAGGCCTCCGACTTGGTTGTCTGATATCACCAACACGGCTGGGGACTGCGGGAATTTCACCTTTCCCACGGGATGCATCAGAACCAAACTCTGCCGTTGCAATCCCCATGCGTGTTGACACCTTAATTGTAAGGCAATGGAACGTCTTTAGGCCATTGTCCGGCGCTTGTCAATGCGTTTACCGTTCTTTGGTGCGCCTGATTCCATAGCTGCTGGCGCTCATTCTTGTCCAAATTTGCGCCTTGGTCAATCTCAAAATGGCAATGTAAGCACAACGCAGCCACCAAATTATCGTCTGCTTTGATGCCCCGACCCTTGCCGCCGCCCCAATTTGTGTGTGCGGCTTGCACCATTTGGCCCGATCCGCAGCATTGGCAGTCAAGGCTTGCCACTAATTTCAGCAGTTTTTTGCTTCTGACGTACTCGTGTTTTTTCAGCAATTACAGTCTCCAAGGTGGTGAATCGATGCATATTGGCGCACTCTATCCGGCGGCGGCGGCTGTTGCCAGCTTCCAATCGCGTCTCTTTTACGATTGTCCACGTCCCGCACTCAGGGCATTTAATCATCGACAAAAGCGCGAAATTTCACGCCCTGTTGTGTGCCAAAGGCTGTGGATAACTCTATCAGTTCGGTCATTTCCGGCACGGTCATCTTGCTGGTACGCGCACCAATTACGACAAAGCCGCCTTCAATGCCAGGCACTACCTTTTGTTTTTTCAGCGCGGCGGTCAAAACATCTTTCCATTCATCTTTTGTCAGCTTAACACCGTACCACGTTACTTGTTGGGCAATGTCTTCAAGATTTGCCCACATCATGCGGTTTTGGTTAAGGCTTCTCATTTGTAGTCTTGTTCAGCCATGTGGCAAAAAATTGAACACTCTATGTTTTGTTCTGTAGGGTAATCACCGGCATCAAGCGGCAATTTGTCTAAGTAAACCCGTTCTCCCTTTGATTTGGTAATGCTTGCGCCGATGTTGCGCTCCAGCTTTGCCATACGGTCAAAATGCTCGGGAAAATCCACGCGAATCTTGTTCCAATAGCCAGCACCGCCTTTCACACAACCAATACAGTTGTTGTTGTGATAACCCAAGCGGTACATCTTGGGAAGTTCAATGTTGGCGTTCTCCAGCATTGCCAAGCAATCTTCTTTTGACAGACCTTTGTCGATTAATGGTGTCCAAATGTCCACATCATTGTTGGCATCAATAAATCGATCTAAACGGTGCTGCTCTTCTGCCGTGTAACCAAAAACTTGTCTATCAGTTGGTTGCTCAAACTTTAAGCGCACTTCTTTTTTTAAGAATTTGGTACATGGTGCGCCAGCAATCCCGACAATGTAGCGGTTTTTTTCAAATACGTTGTAAATGCTGCCACCATATTTTTCATTACGCAAAATTTGTATTTTTTGCCCAAACCATTCTTCGCAATCAGTTAAAAACCGCCGATTGTCGGGGTGTTCTTCTGCAACTTCGGTGTAAGCAATCACCAAAGGCAATTTGCCATTGTTTTCAGCAATAGCCAATTTTGTAGCAACCGCGCTTGCCGCACCACAGCTAAACCAACAAACAATTCTCATTTCACGCCCCTAATCATGTCTAAAGCCGCTTGTGGGCAGTCAACCCTGCACAACGTACCACCGGCCCAATTTTGGAAAAAGTCGGCTTGCAAGCCCGTTAAACGCTTTTTAGAGGTGGTCTTGATCTCCATCAAGAATGTCCAGTTTTTATAGCCCACCAGCAAATCAACCGGCAAGCCAATAATCCACACATAGCATCCAGCATCCCGCAGCGCGGCAACAATGGCCTGCTGGTTTGCGTCAACCCTTGCGGCGTGTCTCATGCTTTTTCTTTCACCTTTGCAATCAATTCGGCAATCCTGGCCTTGTTCTTTGCCCGTTGCTCTGCGGTCAGTTCGTTGCCCAATCGCAAGACCGGCGGCTCAACATAGCTGCGGCGCAGCAAATTGATCCATTGCGGCAGCGTAGGCGGGTCTTCCGGCAAGTTCTCTAGCGCCCGCTTGATCGTTGCCGCGCTAAACCCCGCCATCTTGTCAGCCCAATGATTCATCGCATTCATCACACCGGCATCTGACCCGTCCGGCAACGTCTGTCCGGTCTTCCACATATTCATAAATCGAGTCCCGTAATGGCCTTGCAGGGCCGCAAACAGCCGCTGAATCCAGCCGTCAGGTAATTTTGAGGACATTGAAGTTCCTTTCGTCACCAAAGATGGCCCTGGCTGCGCCCATGTTCTTGTCTTGCTGTGATAACAGAGACTGCATCCATTCGGCCTTAAAGCCCGTCCAGCCCCGTTCACAGCACGTTTCCAGGGCTGTCTGTAGGCTAACCCTCGCTTTGTCTGCTTCGCGTTGTATGCCGTCTATGGCTGTTTGGGTGACCGCCGCCTTTTTTGCTTTTCTCAATTTCAACCAATCCTGCCAAACCATCACCGTCACGCCGTCAGGCGGGGCGACTGTATTTGTATTCTTTGGTTTATGGTTATTGGTTATTGGTTTATGGTTATTGGTTGCTATTGGGTTAGCATTAGGGGGGGCAATGGGGGGGGCATCGGGTGGGGATAGCCACCGTTTAGCCGCCCCACGTTTTCCAGCGTCAACCATCTCGCGGTATTTGCCAATTTCATCATCAGCACGCGCACTTACAAAGCCTTTGTCGGTGCTGACAAAAAACTCATTCAGCACACTCAACACTTCTTGTTCATGGTCGCGCATCCCAATTTGACGGGCAATGTCCCGCTGTTTGATGGGCGATTCGTGTAAGTAATAGTGATCCAAAAGCCGCCGATAAGCAATGTCTTCCAACACCGTCAAGTGGTGGGTATGGCTTTTATAGTCCCCAATGTGGAACTGGTAGTAATGCATGGGCATCTCCGCAAACTCCCAAAAGGAAACTTCGGCAGGAGGGGAGTTCTCTTTTCGACTGAGTAGCTACTCTCAGCCTAGCCGGGTTTCGCAAAATCTTACTCCAAAAACCACTCAGGCCGCAAATTTTTAAGCTGCCACAGCCGCGCCTGGGGAACATTTTTCCATTGGCTGATGGCTGACAAGCTGATGCCCAACAGTTCAGCCAGCGCCTTGCGTGAGGTTGCTTTGTTGATAAGTTCCTGTTTGGTCATCCTGCAATTGTAAGCTAACTTACTGGCATCAAACATAGGGTTTGCCCTAACGCATTTCGCAATGTAAGTTTGCTTAATGTGTGTAAGCTGGCTTACAATCCACTCATGCCGCAACATTCCGTAGCGGTCTTTTTAGGAAAGTCAAATGACACATCAAACTTGGGACAGCATTATCACAGCGGCAGCTATTGCAATCATTAGCTACACCATTGGCTACTTTGTTGGGGGTGGTCTGTGAACACAACTAAATACACATATGAGGGCGCGGTTTTTGAAATCGCCTACGACGTTATCAAGTGTGATGACCCTAGAAAAAAATGGGTCAGCATTTGGTCAATTACGCATAACGGTGTTGAGTTCTTTGACATTTTGGGCAAAAATTTGATCAAGCATTTGGAAGAGCAACTTGACAAAACATTGGAGAACTAAATGGCAATTGTTAACAATACACACGAAGTTGAGTGGGACAGGATGGGCAACGGCGAATTTGCCAAGCTTCTTGTGGAATACGAATGGAACACCGAAACCGATTCACTGGTGATCTGTTCTGTTGTTTATGAGGGCTTGGAATGGATCGACTACCTCAACCCAGCAACACGCAATTACTTACGCCAATACATCAACGAAAGGCTTGAAAAATGAATTCCGCTGAAATTATCAAAGATTGTGAAGACCGTGCCAATGCTTACAGCACCGACCGTTGCGACCGGCTTGCTTACGAAGTCGGCTGCTTGCGGGCGCAAGTGCGGCATCTTTGCCAGGAAATGGAATTTGCTGTGGAAGAAATCAGCCACATTGAAAAGATGCTGATGGGAGAACGCGCATGAAATATTTACTATGCCTGGCGTTGGTCGGCTGCGCCAGCGACCCGCCAATGACCCATCAGCAACTGGTGATGGACAAGCAAATCCAATCAATGGGCCGATCTGAGGTCATTGATGCTGTCAAACAATGTGAGACATCCGGCTTGCGGGCAATCACGGTGTTTGGCAAACGCAAGATCAATGGCTACACCGCCGAAACCATTGTTGATGTCACTTGTGGCCCACGATATTACTGATGCAAAAAATTAGGAGCATAAAAATGGACGACCATGTAAAACCTGACCGTGAATTGGAAGAATACGAATGCCCCGAATGCGGGCGAGACTGTGGGCAAAAAGTCAAAGGCGAAGCTGGCATTTGCTGGCACTATTATTGTGAATATTGTGGAATTGATTTTGGGGGTGACTTATGAAAAACATTTACGCAGCTTTTGTTAAAGCCCAAAGCGGTTTTGCACCAGCCTTAAAAACGTCTACAAACCCGCATTTTCGGTCAAAGTACGTTCAACTATCCGGATGCATAGAAGCCGTTGTAGATGCCTTAAACGCCGCAGGAATTGGCCTTATTCAACGTACTAGCGAAGACAGCGCCGGTGTTACTGTGGAAACCATATTTGTGCATGAATCGGGCGAAATGATGGAATGCGGAAAGCTGCACGTTCCTGCCAGCAAACAGGACGCGCAGGGCTATGGCTCGGCATTGACTTACGCTAGGCGCTACAGCCTTATGGCGGCTTGCGGGATAGCGCCCGAAGATGATGATGGCAATGGGGCAAGTAAGGCGAAAGAAGATGAGGAAAAAGCAAAAGCAGAAGCTAAAACACCAGCCCCAAGGGTGTTAGCGACCAAGACTGACCTTGTGCCGCCTAATCGCATGGCAGTCGTTGCAGACGTTGCAGCAGCTATTGATGAGCGCATGAGCGCCAATGACGTAATCGGTGCGTTTGAAGAATATTTGGGCATTACCGATGTGGAAGAAAACACCGCTTTGTGGGCAATGCTTGATAGCAAAACCCGCAGCAGCATTAAGAAACACGGCCAATCACTAAAAGGGTAATCATGTCAAAAACCAAAATGGAAGTCACTTGTATCGTTGGCAGCTACACCAATGCCGATGGTCAACAAAAGAACCGCTACCAGCGCATTGGGTCAATCATCCAAACGCACAAAGGCGAAATGCTCAAATTGGATGTGATCCCGTTGAAAGATGGCGGTTGGGACGGTTGGGCATTTTTGAATGAGCCACGCCCACGCGAGGACAAGTATCAAGGTTTGCCAAAGGAGAATGACGATGACATTCCTTTCTAGAAACACCGATCCGGTGACAAGCCACATGGCTGCAGCGCAAGCCGGTGGCCTGGCTAAAGATCACGCCATCATCATTGTGGATTGTCTACAGCGGTATGGGCCGCATGGCAAGGACGGCATCATGCTGTTGACCAGGTTGGATAGAAATCAAATCAGCCGCCGGTTGCCCGAATTGGAGCGCGAGGGGCTGATTAAGCAAACAGGCCAATTGGTTAAATCGACATCAAACCGAATGGAACGTGAATGGGCATTTCAACCACAACAGAGGTCATTGATATGAGACTGATTGAAACCATCTTTGCGTTAATTGGCGTGTGCGCTACCGTTACAGTAGTGTTTTTCTACATTGGTTACACCATCTACAACCCGCCGTGCAATAGCCCGCTGGCAATTTTTGCGAGGGTTTGCAAATGAACGACGATGATGATTTCTTTATTGACGCGCTGAAAACCTTGCTTGGGGTTGTTTTTGTGGTGCTAATTGCGGTCACCGTTGGCCTTGTTGTATGGGAGATGATGGCATGATTCAAGTCATTTTTGTTCCCGTGCTTTTTGTTTGCATGAATGGCAATTGCGAATTTATGCAAGCGCAAAACTGGTACAAATCCGAACAGCAATGCCGCGCTGCGGTAGACGCACAAAAGGAAAATTTGCAAAAGATGGCGCTTAAAGGCAACAGCATGATTACGTTGCTTGAGGGCACTTGCATTGTTTTAAAGAATGGAATGTTATGAGTGGATTTAATTCAAAGCGCGAGTCGGCTGCGGACAAGTTGCAACAGCCAGCACAGCGTTTGTGGATTTGGCTATCAGATGCTGACATCAGAGAAGCCATTGAGAGCATTTGCCAATACAGCGGCGATTACGATGAATTTCTATGCAAAAAGATTGAACGAAAAATTAAGGAATTAAACACATGAGTTACATTGTTGCGGCGTTGCCGCCATTAAAATGTTTTGTGCGGCGTGAGTTTTTGCACAATTTCACTAAAGGCCATGGCGAACTGGAGCCAGCAATTTGGATCAGCATCAAAGCCTTGCGTGGACAAGTGTTTCGGATTGAATCGCTGCTGCCCGCATACGGCGCGTTGTACGACAAGCTGCCCATCCACGCCTATGTGTGGAAAGAAGACCACGGCGATTTGCCCATTGACTTCTTGCAGCTATGGGATTGCATGGGCTACCGTTTCACGGTTGTGGAAAAGATTGCCTTGCGTAATTTAGGCGTGAAATTTCTTGGCAAAGACAAGCAATGGCATCACGGCACATATCTTTTCACTGTGGATTTTTGCGCTGACGGGCAAGACTTGGACACCGGCTTTACTGAACAGGCAGAAGAACACAAATCGTTTAATTTCATGCGCCTTGAAAACGGGCAATTTGCTTGTCAGCCAAACAACCGGTGTCTGTGGTATGACCAAAGCCTTGTGCCCACAGAAACAAAGTTTCCTGACTTCCAAGCCGCACAGACTTTTTGGACGGTCGATGGAACACGCAAGTGGTCAGCAGGCGACGATTGGTTTTACGACATCAAAGAAAAAACAAATTAAGCCAGCATGGAATCCGCGCTTGATTTAACGTGATCAACTCGGGCCAGCCAGCCTTTGAGAAACTTCTGCTGGCTCGGGTTGTTGATTGCAAGACCTTTGTAAAAGCCTTGCTTTTGTTCAGCAAAATTAGCAAGTAGCCTTTGCTTATTAGTGACGGCAACCTTGCCCAATGTGCCGCTGCCAATTACGCCGTCATCCACAGCCCCTACAGCCCGCTGAAGAAACTTTGCGGCGCGGCTGACCCCTGCATTTACCGCAAAATCAAAAACGGTGTAATCAACCGCTAGAGGCAGATCGTCGCCCTTTACCTTGTCCCAATACATGGCGCGGTAAAACGACTTGACGGTTTCCTTTGTCAGTGCCTTCATCTCGCCTGGCTTAATTTCACGCCCAAGATATGCGCCCCATGCGCCAATCGTCACTCCAAGATTTGTTTCGCCACCACGGTCTGCCGGGTCGTTGACATAGCCGCCTTCAGCCTTAATCACGCGCTCAAACGATGCATCAAAGTTTTCTTTCATGGTTTTGGCTCCGTATCAGTTTCGCCGTGAGATAGTTTCACACCAGCCAGCAGGCCGATGAAGCCGCCGACGATGGTTTGAAAAGCAGGGCTTATGAGTTTGAAGATTTCACCGTTATCCACAAGTGGGTCAAACAGGCCAGCCATCAGCACAGCGACCATGCCGATGATGACCACGCACAGGGTGAAGCTGACCATCAGGGTCACAAAGAACGTCAGCTTGGCTTTCATTTAGCTGGCTCCGATTTAGCCAGCAATTCGGTCTTAGCTTGGCTACTAGCAGATGATCCAAAGTAGAAAGCCATTACGCCTGTCCATGCGGTTGCCAAACTTCCAAGCATCAGCATCAGTGCGTCCGATGTCTTGAAATGCTCTGTCATCAAGCCCAGCAAAATCCCAAAAAATCCGATGGTCACAAACACTGCAAGAAGCGCAGGAATCCATGATTTGGTGGCAATCTGCATATTGCGGGCAGACTGCTTATCCTCGGCAATCAGCTTGGCAAAGTCCAAATTCATGGATTGCGCCTGCTTCTTTAGTTCAAGTTCTGCAAGCTGAATAGACGCTACTTGTTCGGCGGTCAATTTGCCGCTGCTGATAACGTCCTGCACTTCATCGGGTGATACGCCAATAGCTTTGGCAACAGCAGAGACTGCCATGCCCGCCAGTGGGCCACCTAATGCCGTAGCAATAGTGGGAGCAATTGTTTTGAGCCATTCCATTAGAAACCCCTATTTGTGATAACGTGAAATGCGACACTTACCAAGGGCACAACAATAGCAGACGCGCCGGAAATCCACAATGTGTTCATGATGATTTTCACTTTTTCTTCCTTGTCTTTATTCTTGCGTTCCGCTTCTTCTCTATCCAAGGTGTTGCGTTCCTTTATCAGCCTTGTTCGTTCTGACATCATTTCTTCCCACACTGGCGCATTGCCGCTGTAAAAGAGAATGTCTTTCAATTCCTTCTCGTGTTCCCGTAGCGCCTTGGATGCTAGTGCAATTTGAAGTGCTTGTGAACTGATCTGTGCGTCTGTCTTTCCAATTGAAGCAATTCTTGCCTTGGTGCTTGCTAAGTGAACGGTGTCAGCCGCCGCATAGAAACTGGAAAACTCCTTGTAAAGACCGTGTATGTCCTTCCCCAAAGCAACGGCCTTTTTGATGCCAGCTACAGCACCTTGTGCTAAAGCAAATGCAACGAAAAGGATCAATCATTTTTGTTCACAATTGCCCATCGGCAAATGCGTCCATCTTTGTTAAGAAACTCATTTGCGCCCATCTTCTTGTCCTCATCTGTTTTAGGAATCCGACAAACCAATACCGTTTTTGTTTCAGTGCCAGGCCAAGGATTTTCTGCTGAAACAGTCTGATCAATCACTTGTCGGCCTTGCTTTCCAGCTTGTCAAAGATGCGCTCCAGCGTCGCGTCGATCTTGTCCAGGCGGCTCTCAATGTCTGACTTGCTGACGTAGTGCTTTGGCAAGTCAATCTCAATGGCCTTGATGTCAGCTTTAAGGGCTTTTACCGAGTCCCATATTTCTTTACACCACCAGCCGATGGCAACAAGCAATATGCCGCCGACAAAATTGAACATTGCTTGGTATTCCATGATTTACTCGTAAAGGATGTTGACAGAACCAGCGTCAAAGGTGTCAGTTCCGTTAACGGTGGTGATGCGAACACGGTCTAAAACAGAGCCAAGGTTTAAAACACCGCCTCCTTGGAATGTCGGCCCACCATTTCCTATGCCATTAAACCCCGCAACATAAACATAATTGGACAACAAACAAATTGACATGACACCTGAAAAAGCTAAAGCAGCGGAAATGTCTTTTGTCAAGATATACCCAGTAGTATCTGTTGTGCCAGTACAGGAATTTGCGCCAATATTTACATACGTCATTGTTGACACATACCCTGTTGCCGTAAAGGTTGTGTTTCCAATGCGTACTAAATAATTTGATGTTCCGTTTGTTGATACAGCGTTAAACATTACGGTGATACGTTTAACCCAAGAGGGAATGCCGGTAAAGTCAATACTCGTTCCGCTAGTAGAAGCAACAGCAGTGCCCGATGTAATTGCACCGCCTTGAATTGTCTTGTTGGTCAGTGTCTGAGTGTCAGTTGTACCGACAGCAGCGCCAGCAGTGTTGCCTACGCCGCCTGCGGGGAATGTGACCCCAGTGCTTCCGTTAATTGTGGTTGCCATAGTGGTTTACTCGTAAAGGATGTTGATAGTGCCAGCGTCAAAAATTTCGGTTCCATTTATAGTAATGCGTACGGCAGTTAAAACTGCTCCTAACGCAAGTGACCCAGACGATAAAAACATTCTGGTTCCACTTGTTTCGCCTGTAGAGCCAAGTCCTGTCCATGTATTGCCCGTTAGATTTGTAAGCACAAAAGTTCCTGACGCAGTAATCCCAGCGCCACTGGGATTGATTAGAAGAAACCCAATAGTGCCAAGCTGCGTGTTCATGGTGCTTACGCCAGTAGTCAGCATTGGGGAGTTGTATCCTGTTGCTACAAATGTAGGGCCAGCACCTGTTCCAAGTTGGAGAACGACATTTGTTGTTCCGTTTGTACTTACTCCGCTTAACATTACAGTAATCCGCTTGACCCAACTTGGGATGCTGGTGAAGTCAATGCTTGTCCCGCTGGTAGAGGCAACAGCAGTGCCGCTAACTAAAGCAGTTGCCCGACCAGCGCCGCCGTAGACTGGATACCAAGAGGTATTGCTAGTGCGATAAACCCACGACAGGGGCTGGTTGGGAAGCAGTTGTACAGCAGGGCCAACAATTGTGCCGCCGTTGCCCGACATTGTGAGCGCCGTGATTTGCTGGTCGCTGCTGATTGTGATGGTCATGCCGTCCGCAGGCGATGCGGGCATTGTGATAGTGCCTGTAGCCAATGTGCCAGCGGGGTCGATGATTAGCACTTGAGTGCCAGCAGCAAAAGTGTAGCTAAAGCCCGTGGTCAAGACTTGGTAGTCGTAGGACTGAAGCAGCCCGTTTGTGCCTGATATTACGGCGCTCATGGTTGTGCTTCCGGCGTTTCTGCCACAGGCTCAATAGGCGTTTCTGCCGCTTGTTGGGCCGCTACTGCCGCATCATGTACGGCCTGCTCTTCAGGCGTGTACTCTACTTGAGTGGTTACGCCTGTTTGTAAGTCAACTACGATTCTGTGTGTCATGATTTATCCTTTATCCTGCAATTTCAGTCACGGTCATGCTAGTGCGCCATGACCCGCCAAGTTTTCTGCCACCCGAAAATCCATTCCATCGCATTGCCACGGCTGTTTCACCACCAACACGAAGTTTGAATGTTGTGGATGTTGCCGCTGTTGCTGCTACACGAAAACAAAAACTGAAATTCGCTACGTTAAGTGCGTTTGCCGCACCAGCAAGCGCGTCACCCAATGCAAAATCCGAAGCAATTGCGTCTGCGGTTGAGTCCCTAAAGATTGCAGCGATAGCACCTTGTGGGCCAGCAACGTCAGTATTTTCGGACAAATTAGCAATGACTTGAACAAGCAAATATGAACTTGCAAAATTTGGCGTCATCGTAAGGGTCAAAATTTCCGTTCCCTCTGTATTTTGAGGAATAGTGTCATCGGCAGGAATAGCCACAGAAGTAGTGCCCGAAGTGAGCAATTCTGCATAAGCAACTTGCAACACCGTTCCAGGCGTTTTATCTGAAAGCAGAGTACCCGTTACCGCTGGCAACGTGGATGTGAAGCTGCTGGCGCTGTTGGGCGAGGCGAGGGTGAATACACCAGCCCCCGCTGCATTGCCTGTGATTGCGACTGAACTCATGTGTTCTCCTTAAACAACTGACCAAGTGGAGCCTGTAGGCACAGTGACCGTCACGCCAGCGTTGATAGTTACAGGGCCAAATGTACCTGCGTTTTGCCCAGCAGTGATGCTGTAGTCAGTCGTGACTGTCTGACCATTCTCGTAAAAAACTTGATCACTTCCACCGCCTTTTGCACCGCCGCCAATTGATCCCCACGCCGAGGTGTAACCCTCAAATGAACTTGTGCTGCTGTTGTATCGAATCAAGCCTGCTGCGCCCGTAGGACGTTCTGCCGTAGTGCCAATATTTAACTTGCTTGCGCCTGTGCCAGTCAACGTAAAGCTGGTCGCTGACGCTACGCCCAAAATAGGTGTCACCAATGTTGGGCTGGTTGCAAGGACATTGCTGCCTGTGCCGGTGTTTGTGACGCTGACTAGGTTTTTGGACGCATCGGTTGCAACCGCGCTAGATGCTGTCAGCGCAGAAAAGACCGGAGATGCGCTGAATGTAGCCGTACCGCCGACAAACAAGCCCTTGGTGATACCTACCCCGCCAGCGGTAAAAATTGAGCCTGTAGAGCCGCTTGTAGAGTCTGTGGCAAGGGTTGAGTTGATGCCTTGTGCAAACGGGATTCGCGCAGTGGTTGCCGTCTGCCCGTCCTTTGTCATTGCTGTGGACAGGCCATTGGCTAAGTCTGCGGTCAGCGCATTGAATGCGGAACTGCTGATGACCGTGCCGGTCACCACGGGCTGGCCCGAGGTGTTGATTTGGAATGTGCCGGAGCCGTTGTAACTCATTTTTTCACCTTTGTTGCATCATAAGTGATGGATTGTTCAACTTTTTTCTTCAGTTCGCTTTCCTTGGCAATGTCGGCGACTGTTTTTGCCAATGGAATCCGCAATGATGCCAACTTGTCCAATGCCCGCACAACCACGTTGCCGGTGTTGGAATAGTTGACCGTGCCAGGAATCTCAACAAGCGCATCGCGCAATGTGCCTTGCAGTTCTGTAAGGGTTTCGCGGCCTTTTTTGCCAAAAAGATAATCTAACTTGCCTTCTTTGTCCAATGCTTGAAGTGTCTTGGCAAATGCGTCATAAGACAATTCACCTTTTGTGCTTTTCTCAAGTCGATTTTTAAGATATTGAATGGTTTGACCTTGCAGTGCAGCATAGGCTGCTTGACCTTGATCGCCACCATTTTTGAGCAATTTTGTGACCGTCCGCATTTCTTCCAAACTACCGTCAAGAACAACATGGGAAAACACATCATCTAATCTTACGGCGCGGTCAGCGTAACCGCCTTTTGTGCTCAACAGCGCGTCAACCCTTTTAGCGTTCTCAAATTGTTTTCCTAAGTCGGCACGTTCTGCACGGGCAGCGCGGTAAAAATCACCACCAGCGCCTTCAGTTGTTTGATTAATAACTTTTTTTACATCGCTCATAAATTTGGCAGATGCCTTGCCTGGCTCGGAAAGTTGCCCAGCAACTTGGTAAAGATTTTCCAAATCATCAATAGTTATTTTCCCATTTGTGGCTTTTTTTAGCACATCCAATTTGGCCTTAATAGTGTCAATTGCCCGAACGGTAATGGCTTCCGGCGCATTATCAACAAGCCATTGATCAAGTTTAGATGTATCCACCACTGCCTTAGTTTCGCCAGCATCTCTTGCTTTTTGGTAAGCATCATCTACCGATTTTTTCTTTGCTTCAAATTGCTTGACCAATGCGGCATCCACAGTTGTGCCAACTTTGCGAAAATCTGTTACATCAACATCGGCGTTGGTTTGTCCGATTAATTGCTCAAAACGCCCTAAAATGTCTTTCTTTTGTTTAGCTTTAAATTCCAATAAGCCTTTTGCAATATCAGGTTTATCAGTGGTGGTTTTAATTACATCCGATTCAAATTGCTGCTGTGCAAAATCTTGCAATTGCTGGCCTTTGGTCAGCGGAATGCCTTGGCTCAAAGCCCGCTGTTGGCGCAACAAGGCTTCATCTGTGGATGCTGCACCGCCGCCCATCATTGTGGATTGCGGCGTTAAAACTTTTGCCATGCGTTGCTGAGTAGCCGCCACAGTAGGAGCCACCGCCGTCCGCATTTGTCCTGTTGCAGCCGGTGCAAGAGCCGTCAATGCGCTGCCCGCTGCGCCAAGGGTTGGAGGTGCTGCGCTAAGAACCTTTGCCATGCCGCCTAAAACGTCTTGTGCCGTCTCGGTGCGCGGTTGGTAGGTGTTGCGCTCTTGAAATGCTTGCGCCTCACGCTGGCCTATTTGCACACCTTCGGGCGTTCCCATCTTGCCGCTGGTGATGCCTTTGTATAGGCCATAGGGCACGGCTGCTGCGCTTGATACCAACCCCGTTGCCATCGTTGCAGGCACTTCCAAAACAGCGCCAAGCCTGTCCATAATGGTTGGCGCGGCCTTTGGCAATGTGATAGTTTTTTCGCTACCAGGCAATTGCGCGCCAACAATGTCAAGCTGCTGAAAAAACTGCGGCCTTGGAATGTCGGAATAAAATTTTTGATGCAGCGAATCAGCCAGTTCAACGTCCGGCATATCGTTGTATTGGGGATACTTCGTGCGAAATTCAGCAAGTGTTGCCATTACCTTCTCCGCAATCCTAAAGGGTCAGGACGTTGTGCGCCTGGCAATGCAGCATTTTGAGTTTTGTTTCCGGATTGAACATCCATTGCGCGGATTGCAATTTCTCGCGCTTCACGTTTTTGCCTTACAACAGGCTCAAGATCGCCAAGCTGCGGAAAATATTTTTTCTCTTCAGCCATAAATTCTTGAGGACTAATCACTGCACCGGATTCTTTTCTCAATACTGCCGTGATGAAATTTCGTCGGGCTTGTTCAACTTGTTGTTGTTCGGCGCTTGGGCCACCAGCCCAACTTGGCAAAACATTCATTGCTGCTGATGTTTTTTCTTCTAATTTTTCACCAATTGCAGGAATTGCGCCCAAAACACCGGAAACAACAGATCGCGTCACGCCGGTGTTGGTAATGCCTCTATCTTCCATTGCGTTCAAAATGGCATTGGATTCTTTCATCCTCATGCCAAACCCCGTTGCAAGACCCTGTCCTTCATTTTTTACTTGAGGTTTTTCTGCTTCCCGTGCTGCTTTTTCTGCCTCACGCGCCGCTTTTTCTGCTTCTGTCACGCGATTCAATTTCATTTGCTCAACAGACTTGTTCCAATCCAACATTCGCGCTCTAAAACTAGCGTTAGGCTCACCAGGTTGTTGCTTTGGTGCTGGTGGCATTGGAGGAATAGCAGGCGCGGCAGCAGCAGATGCAGCAGCAGGCGCAGCACCGGAAACTACTGATTGCATAGCGGCAACCAAAGGGTCAGGCGCAGGGGCAGATGCAGCAGGCTGGGGCATTACAACCGGCTTAACGACAACCTTTTTGGGCGCGGGCGCAGGCGCGGGCGTTGCTTCTGTTTGGTAATTTTCTTCCCAAGGTAAAGCCATTATTTCACCTCCACCCAATTAGATTGTTGATTGGGATCACCACCTTTAAATCTGAATTTTTTATCGCCACTGACTACAACATCGTTAATTTTTGGTGGGGCTTTTGCAACCGCAGCAGCGGGCGCAGCAGCCGCAGATGACCCACTTGGCAAAGTTGTCAAATTAGACAATGGTGGCGTAAGCCCTTTGGCATCAAATGCAATGCCAACATCGCCAAGACGCGCAGCAGCTTCTGCAATCCTAACTCTAATGTCTGCCAATCTTGCAGGCGTAATGCCGCCGGCTTGATTGATAAGGTTGTCGCGAATAACACCAGCAACCCTTGGATCGCTTTCCCACCCTTTTTTCAACTGACCAGCTTGAGCCATCTCAAGCAACAAACCTGTGTATTGCTGCGGAATGTCTCCCAATGCAACAAGAGTGCTTTCATCAACCCACCGAGTAACTGGCCTTCCTTCTGCATCGTTGGTAGAAATTTGTTTGAGGTTTCCACGAATTGGCCCTTTGATTTGGCCTTTTGCCAAACGCTGATCTGCTGGCAAATTCATGTCAACAATAACAATATTTCCTTTGTCTTCAATTTCGCTGTAATGCGTTGGTGTTTTTGCAGCTTCTTTTTCAATTGCACCAGCTTGACGTTGAGTAGCATCAGCAATGTTGAAATCCTCGTAATAAATTTTGCCGCCACGCACAACTTCTTTCCAGTTTGATTTTTCGCCTGCCGGTGGAACTGCGCCAGCCTTAAATGATGATTCGTAATTTGGCGCATTTAAATCGTACCAACCGTAAACAGTTTTCCCATCAACAGTTTTTTGTCCTTTTTCCCATTTTGGCTGTGTTTCTTTTACTTCGGCTGGTTTTGCGCCAGCAACAAAAGAAGCCGCTTTGTCTACGGCGTTCAAATTGATCCAACCAGCCACATCCTTACCATTAACTTTTTGAGTTGTTGCTTCCCAATGAGCCGCAATTTTTTCCGGTTTTCCACCAGCAACAAATGAAGATGCTGGGTTTTCAGCATTTACGTTAATCCAACCGGCTACAGTTTTTCCATTGATTTGCCTGCTGTCTTCTTTCCACTCAGGATTCAATTTTTTCGCTGCTGCTGTTGCAGGGCCTACCAATTCTTTAAATCCACCGCCGCCAGTTCGCTCTAGCAATCTTTGATTGTCTCCAAGCGTCACTCGCTCAGGCTCAAATTGCTTCAAATATTTAGCCATTAGCAATTGCTTGATTTCGGGAATGTCAATTTTTTGCAAGTCCGCTGCGCTGATGTAACCGGCGGGACGGGCCTCTACAAGCGCAACAGCGGCTTGGCCTGGAACAGCCGGAGATACTTCGTATTGCCCAACTTCTTGCGGCATTCCATAGCCACCAAAGCCTTTTTCAATTTTTGGAGCCATTACCGCTGGTTTATCAGCAACAAATTCTTGGCCCGCAACACCTTTTACTTCGGGCGCAGAAATCAATCGCGCCATTTGGCCAAGTTGAGTGTTGTAATTTGTGCGGTATTTGTCTTGCAGCGCAGTGTAGTCTTTTTGCGCTTTTGCTTCTTGATACGCACCAAGACCGGATTCCAACACTTTTGCCAATCCTGCATAGGGGCTAATCAACACGCCAGGCGTTGTAGGCATATCAAGAACTTGCGACCCTGATTCTTGCAAGGCTTGCGCCATACGTTTTCGCCGCGCAATTTCTTCCGCTTGCTGCGAATAAGGATCAATTAGGCTAATTGTTGCCATTTTAATTTCCTTTATACGCCAAACATTTTGGGCAATGCATATTTAGCGCCTACAGCACCTAGGCTGTACAACCCCGAGGTGTTTGCGTTTTGCGCTGCCACTTGCTGGTTGTAAAGATTTTGCTCATATTGACCTTTCGCTTGCGTAGCTGCAAAAGTAGGCGCAGGAGCAATATTAGAACCTGAGTAGGCTTGAAATTGCGGATTTTGAATTTGACTTCCGGAAATCAATGCAGTGATTTCATTCAACGGCATTTGACGACCTTGGATGGCTTGTGCCAATGCTTGCTGCTGTGCAGTGTTTTCAAATTGTCCAGCTTGCAGGGCTTGGTTGTACATTTGTGCGTTTGCGCTTGTGTCCAAATTAATGCCTTGCAATGCCGCTTGTGTGCGGGCATCGTTCTCCTGTTGTCCCAATAGCTGAATGGCGTTGTCGTAAGCCTCAGTTCCAGGCCGCAATCCTTGGTTTATAAGTTGGGTTTCGGTGCTAACGCGATTCTTTGCCAATGACGGCTCTAGGCGCGACATGATGGCTTCTTGGCCCGTTGTTCCGGCATTGACCGGCATTTTGGCAATGTTGCTTAAATCCAGCGAAGTTTTAACATTTGGCCCACCAAAATCAAAAGGCTTGTCAAGAACAGTGCTTGCAATTTCAGCGCCTTTTCCGCTAAGTGATGCAAGCTGATATTGGGTTTTTTGCTGTTCTTCTAATGTCTTTTGAGCCTGTGGGGTTAGCGTTTGCGTGATGGTTGGCTGGTCGCCGTCATAGGACACCAATTGCGTTCCATATGGAGTGTATGTGTTGGGATTGTTCAACTTAGATTGAACACGCGCCGTTTCAATGTTTTCAATGCCTTGCTGCTTTGCAGCACCTACATAATCAGGCGCTGCGGGTGCTGCTGGTGTACTTTTTCCCATATCTGATCTCCAAATATTTGCATCGTTCCTTTGGCATGGTGAAAATTACCATATCCCCGTCTGCCATTGCATTCTTGATCCGCGCTTCCTCTTGGAAACCCATTTTTTCAACAAATTTGATGCTTGTGATGTTTGCGCTGCTGACCGGCACAATAATCTTGCCGACATTACAAACATTGAACGGGTAGTCAAAGATGGCTGCTAAGTAGGCCGGAGTCATTCTGCCGGTGACCGCAATGTGGCAAGTGATTGACTTGCCATGCCAGTTTTCGTAGATGACACCGGCGACAAACTCGCCGTCTTTCTTCAACCCGATAGACTTGCTGCGATCTTGAAAGTAGCCACCATCGACCTTTTTTGCAGTCCAATGTCCTGCTGAATGGTCTGAAGTGATCTCAAAGAACACCACCAGCCTCAAACACCAAGTCGGTTGCGACCCATTGCAATTCTATACCCTGCGTAGCAGTGTTCAACGTGGGAGCAAAAGAATATCCGATGCCGGTTGTGCCTTGCCAATCGGCAATAGGACTAAGCCCGCCGCCCCAATAGGCAATATCCCACAATCCGCTGTCCCAAACGCCATATTGTTGAGCCGAAAAATTTAGCTGGGCGCTTTGGTCGGAAAGGTCGTAATCAACGTTTACATTGCCAAAAATTGCCGGTGAACCGTTACTCAACAAGTGATAGCGGATCATCTTGCATTGCTTTTGGGTTGCCGACCCGTAGTTTTGAAAACTCTGCAAAGCAAAACCGTTGATGTTGGACGTGTCATCCACAGTCCCATTCCAAGCCAGCGCGACATAGCCATTGCCGCCAAAATAGGGGTCATCTTGATAAATTTCCCAACAAGTAGCAAGCCAACCAGTAAAGTTGCACCAGCTTTTAGTGATGGTGTTCATCACATATTGTTGCTCTTGCCCCGTTGCAATCGGGACATTCATGATCAGTTGGTTTTCCTTGGGATAGTAGAGCAAACTCCACCCAAAGTTCTGCCCATACAAGCTGACCGCTTGGCTGACCGCATATTGGATTTTGTTGGTAATCGACACCCGAGGGTCAAGGCGGGACGATTGCAAAGCGCCGGACATGGGAACCACGCCGTCTTGGGTGATGATTAGCAAATCGCCGCCGTACTTAATCCAGCAGCGCCGCCCAATAGGTGCGCCAACCTTCCACAAACCGGTCATAGCAATGCCGCTTGGCGTTGTTGGGTCAGTCAGTCGCCAAACCATTACCTCGCCATTGCTGGTGATGAAAACAAGGTAATCGTCCATGCCGTAGCCAGCATCCAGCGTCCAAGTCATAGCCGCCATGATGTAGCCGCCAAACTGGAAAAGGCTAGTCATGTCTAGCGCAATTGCAGCGCCGCCAATGCTGTTTGTGGCTAAATACCACGCCTTCAAAGACCCGTTTTCCACTAACCACACGCGATTCTTAAACAGCGTGATGTTGGAACAATTGGCGGTATTCACGCCGGTGATGTTGTAGGGCGATCCATCGCCATCTTTATGCCAAGCAGAACCATCATATGTTCGCAGCTTGTCCTGACCATTGACCGCCATCAAATAAGATGCGGCAGGGGTTGTGATGTTGACATACTGAAACTTGGCATTGGATAGGCCAGTGACATCCGCAGCGCCCACCGCGCCAGGCGAGGTTACATCGTAAATTGAATCTATTGCCGCAGCAAAAAGCTGATTAGATGTGCCGGAACTGTAGGCAAGAATGGTTTGAACCGTGCCGGTGATGCCGATGGCGTGTTTGGTATAGCCGTTCCGCAAAATGACCGAGTTTGTGCCAGGCCAAAAGTTTGTCAGCGTGACCGCATCTAGCGGCTCCATTGCACCCAATGCATCGCGGGCATTCCAGCCGCCAATAGGCGCGGCTACAGATACCGTTTGGCTACGTTGGGTTGATGGCGCTCTGCCAAATGATGCAAGCATTAGTCTTTGTTTCTTCGTGATATGGCTTTGGATTTAGCCCTGGCATCTTCTTTTGAGCTTGCGCCCCATGCCTTCAATGACAAAGCCAATCGGGTCGGCTCACCGTTCTTTTCCATCGGGCCAGGCATATTGCCCATCCGCGCTAGAAATGATGCCCTGCGTGGGTTGTCGCCTGACTTCACGGGTGGCTTTAAGTCCATGCCTTCTGCCTTTGCCGAGGCTCTGCCCTTGGCGTTCAAACCGCCTTCGGGATTCTTGCCTTCCTTGCGTTGCCAGGCCGCTGTCATTTCTTTTTCTCAGGCTTTGCAGTCTTTGCGGCTTCTTTGAAAGCCTTGGCGGTAGGTGCGCCCTCTGTGCCAGGCTTACGCATTTTCTCGCCTGACCCTGCGGCTATCCTTGCCCTTTTTGCCTGGATGTTGGCGTAAAGTCCATCTAGTTTCATACGATCTCCTATTGTGCGGGCCAATTCCCGTCTTGAACACTCCAAGGGCCGACCAGCGGATTCATGCCAATCGGGGCAAGAGACTGCGCCGGTACAGGCACATCTTGCGCTTTTGTGTAACTCAATGCCCGTGTAAATTCGCCCAATTCAATGGCGTAATCCAGCTTTTTAGCCTTGAGAAAATAAAACTTCAAACCCGCCAGCATGAGGTCATCGGGGAAAACCGCCGTGTCGCTGTCAACGCTATATGCGCCTTTGTCGCCTGCCGTTGCGCCGCTAGACATCACCCAATAATTGCTGACGTACTCAAATGCAAAAGTGTAGATGCTTGTCAGGGCTTGAAAAATCCGCAGGCGGTTGTTGTATATGCGGTAGCGTTCCCGTGGGCCAACAGAAATGATGCCGCCTTGCAGCCATTGCCATTCTTGGCTGGTTTTTGTTCCAAGGTTGCGCCAATGGTTTGTGCGATCCCAATTTGTATCCGAGATCATGCGGTCAAAGTCGGTCGGCATTGCATAGTCTTGCTTGGCAAACGTCATCGAAACCGCCGCCGTAGAAGTTGCAACCGGCGTGTTTAGCGTGACTTGAGTTCCCGAGTCAATGGTCAGAATTTCAGCGTATGGAGCCTGCCCTGTGCCAGTGACCACATTGCCCACTTCCAAGCCTACGGTTGTTCCCATGCTGGTGATGACCTTTGACCCTGCCGTGATTGTGCCGGTGGTGCTGATTCCAGCGGTTGTTTGCAAGACATAAGCCTTGACCAGCCGCTGCCATTCGTATTCGCGCACCAAGTCTTTGCCCAACCGCTGCGCCAAGGCCAACAGTTGGACGGTTTGGTTGTTGGTGGAGCCAATTACTGCCGCTGGTTGGGACAAGCCCAGTTCGCCCGAAACTTGGTCAACCAGTTGCAGTAATGTGTATGCCATTTATTCCACCACTTCTTCTTTGCGAGGTCTACCAACCTTTTTGGCTGTCAATTCCGTAATCATGGCACGAAGTTCAGCCATTTCAACCTCTTGGGCCTTCAATTTTTCATCAGTCTCAGCGCGGATTTTGTCCATCATTTGGCTATCTTGCGCCGCACCAATGAATGCTTGCGCCTTAGCCCGCAATTCGTTGAACCCCATGATTTTGTTGCCTGCGGAGTCCGGCAGCTTGGCAAACTGGTCAATTGTGAAGATGTTGAGCGCCCGAAATTCAGCCTTTTGCGTGTCGCTGATTGCTGCCCATGCTTCAATCGGAGTGCCATCGGATTTTTGCTCTTTCTTCTGCTCAAACCGCGCCCACTCAATTGGGAATTCTTCCTTGTCGGTTTCGCGCATTGGGCGGTCAACCACCAGCGTGGAATCGCCTGGAACCAGCTTCTTCAAGTAGATGCGTTCCTCAAAGATTGGGCGCTTTTCCAAGTCCGATTTGTAGTTATTCTTGATTTGCACAGCATGGAAAAACACCGCCATCTTGCCTCGGTTGTCCTCCATGAAACTTTCATTTGTCCATCCAGCCGTTTCGTTCTTCATGCCATTTCCTTTAGTTGAAGTGCCGTTTCTTGCATAAGCCCGTCACCGAAAAATGCGATCTCCGCATCCTGAGTTGTGATGAATTGTTCCATCTCAATCGCTGCCTGTAGCATTTGCCTAGTGGTCTGAAATACTCGGTTTCCAGCTTTCACCATAATTTTAGCTTGTTCCTTGCCCAAATGCGCCCCAGCGTGGCGGTCGGTCGTAAATGAGCAATCCATGCCGTGGATGTTGAACCGCCGGTAGCCAAGCGCCGCCATGACGTTCATCGCCCG